GGCCGAACGGACGCACCTGCCTATCTATGGGCGGCGGAGCGGACGGCCAACCCTCGACCGGGAGACCTTGTGATTGAGGGCAGTTACATCAAGTGGAGCCCTGAATGCATCGGTCGCCTTGTCAGCGTCGAGGGCGACGATCACAGCACCCTCGGTCCCGTCTACCACATCACATCCCTGTTGACGGGCAAGCCGGTGTCGTGGAGCAACTGTCATTTCTCTGCCCTCCCAAGCACACTTAGCGAGGCGTTCCACTGGGGCGAGGATCTTCCTTCCGCTATCGCATGGCATGAGGAATACGCTCTCCGTACTGCCTCTCCGGTAGGTGCGAGATGATCGACCTAGACGCCATCCGAGCCCGACACTATCAAACCAACGGCTTTGTCGGCCCGTCTGGTTTCTGTCTGTGTGGCGAGGACTGGCCTTGCGACGCCGCCCAGCTTGTGGCCCTGCTAACCCCGGAGCGGATCGCGGCGGCACTGGCACAGGGCGGCATCAACTGGCCTAAGAAGTGGGGCTCGACGGACCTTGGCTGGATAAGCCGCCAGGTCCTGGCCGCTCTTACGAAGGAGCCCGCATGAGAGCCGTACTCCCTGCCCCCGTCCGGGTCAAGGTAGCCAAGCCGACGGCAGCCGAACGTCAGGCGGTCTACGCCTACGTCACGGCGCGGGACGTGACCTGCCGCATGCCGTTCGTCGAAGACAATCCCTGGCACGCTTTCGACTGCTCCGACGGCCGGTTGGAGCGTCACCACGCCGGCATCGGGATCGGCTCGAACCGCAACGAACTCACCGACTCGCGCCATGTCGTCCTGCTGTGCAACTACCACCACCGGACGTGGGCGCCGTCTCATTCACGCATGATCCTCGAATGGCTGGCACGGATCGAAGATGCAAAGGAGAAGGCATGAGCGTCCTGGCCCGCGTCAAGGATGGACATCTCGTCCCCGTTACCCCGGAGAAGGCGGAGGAGCTGCAGATCGATTGGGAATGGGTGCGCGCCACGGAGGCGCTCGGAGACGCGATCGCCAAGCTGGAGCTGGCTGGGGCGGACGCGCTGGCCGCCGAGGTCCGCAACATTCGCGTGCGCTTTATGACGTCGATGAAGTAGGATGTAGTCGTAGCGAGGCGAGAGGCGGTCTAGGCTGCAACCCTCTCCCGTCCTCGCCTCCGCTACCTTGAGAGGCGTTGCGAATGGACTTGCCCACCTCATCTCAGGCCGAGGACGCCGCCGCTCGCGCGCTGATGCGCCTGTTGCAAGCCGGGCTCGGGGCACGGAAACCGCTGCTCACCATCTGCAAGGAACTGCTCCGCGGACCAGTCGTCGAAGACTACAGCCGCAAGCTTGGCGGCTATGCCATGCGCGCGCCCTCCGATCCGACCCTCATCGAGATAGCCCGCGTCGGCGCGCGCCTCGTGGAGCTGAGCTACACCGTCTCTAACGCCGAGCGAGCGGCCCAGGAGGCGGCCGAGCTCGTCAGGGGTATCTCGCGTGACACGCCATGAGTACCCTCAAGATCGAGGCCGTCGGCCCGAGCTACCGCGTCACCATCGGCTCCGTCGCGTTCCTCTTCCGCGACATCCGCACGGACCGCGAAATGTCGGCGGACGTGGCGGTAAGCCACGAGGGGAGGCACCTCTTCCGCTCCACGTCGACGCTCTCGATTACCGGACGGAACAACATCGCTCGGACGGCGCTGGCGATGGACGGCGAGGTGGGCAATCTCAAGGACTGGCAGAAGGCCACCTACGCCGCGGTGGAGTCCGTCATGGACGCGATCGAGCAGCTCGCGGTGGGCAAGGATCTCCGAGAGAGCGAGCTGACGAGCGCGAAGCCCGCCTGGACCGTCCGCCCATTCTGGCCCGACACCACCGGCTTCCTTATCATGCCCGGCGAGGCCGGCAAGTCGACCGTCCTGCGAGCTCTCGCAGTGTCCATCGTTACGGGCCGGGAGATCATTCCGGGCTTCACTCCGCTGGTACAGGGCCCGGTGCTGTACGTCGTGTCAGAGAACCCCTCGGAGAGATCGCACGCCGCGAGCGTGGAGGCGATCTGCCGCGGTGCCGGACTCGACCGCGGCACGTTGCCGCACAGGATCCTGTTCGTCTCGGCCAAGGGCCGGCCGCTGCACAAGCTCTCGCGCTCGCTGGCAGAGCAGGCCCACGATTGCGCCGCCGTCATGCTGGACTCTCAGCAGGGCTTCCTGTCCCTGACGGACCAGGGCAACATCCGCGACCAGGCGGCGATGTTCTGGAACGCCGTCGACGAGCTCGACAAGCCCGCGTTCGTGATTGCCCACCCGAACCGGGAAGAGGCTACGCATTGGGACCGCTCCGAAGGACGCGCAGCCGGGGCGGAAGTCAACCGCGACCGCCCGCGTATCAGCTGGGCCGGCCACTGGACAGACGAGCCTGCAATCGTCGGAACGTCCTTCCGGCGGACCACCTTCACCTGCACGAAGTACAACGAGGGACCGCACCCGGCACCGCTCAGTTTCGGGGTAGGGTGGCAGTTCCCAATGGGCGACGGCGACCCCGGTACCGTGACGTTCACGGCATGCGAGGCGGTAGTGGTCCGACGTGAACGCACGGAAGGCTCCGCGACCGGGTTGACGCCCGCCATTCAGGAAACTCTCGACGCCTACCACGCCGGCGCGCACGCACCCGCAGAGTTGGCGAAGGTGCTGGGGTGCTCCACGAACACCGCCAAGATGCGCCGTCGAAGGATGCTCGAGTACCTCGAAGGGGCCGAGGAATGAGGGGGGGGTACAGAGTTTGTACCCGGGTACAATGTACCGTGTACCGGGGGTACAAAACCCCCTTGTAGTAGGGGTTTGTACCCGTACCCGGGTACAGAGAGGAGAACGAAGGAGTGAGCCATCGCAGAGCCCGTTGGGACTGGAGGTTGCATCGTGTCCATGAGGGAAGGGATAATCACCTCGGCCGGTCAAGGCACCTCGGACACGGAGCGATCTACGGTTCGAGGAGGGAGTCGTCCCCCTGAAAGCCTGATCGGGCCGGCCGACTTACCAGCGGGCCGACGGGTCCGCCCGGCGGGGAGTCCAGCGGCTGTCCTGGTCAGCCACAGTCAGAGAGGCATCGCCCCTCAGACTCCCCGCCACCTTCCCTCTCCGGCAGATGTCGCCCGCGAGAAAGCTCGCGCTGCACTCCTGCACGTCCCGGTGGGTATCCACTTCGCCCGCAAGGGAGAAACCCGGAGCTGGATCTTCTGCCGCTGCCACGCCTTCCTCTGCGTCAACAACCCGAGCTGCTACCTCGGCCACGAGGAACTGGCGACGAAGTTTCAGCGGCACGCTCATCCCCCGGCCAGGCTGCGTCGTGACGAACACGGCCGATTGGAGTCGCCTATGCCCTAGCCGGTCTATCGTGTAACCCCTCACGAGGTAAACGCCACAATGCTCAACGCACCACCCGACATCACTCTGATGGCCACCTGCGGGACGGTCTCCGTCTCGAAGGGAAGCACCGAAACCGGCTCGACTGGCAAGGTCACGTTCGAGGTCATTCCGGAGTCCGCGGAGCAGCTCGTGCCGATGCTCAACAAAGAGAGCTTCGAACTGGCCTTCGCTCAGGACGGTCTCGGAGACGGCTACTCCGTCGGCGGACTGAGGTTCCGGCCCGACGCCGATGGCTCTGCCAGGGCCTTCGTCACCTTCGTCGCGCCCGAGTCTTCACTGCCGGCATTGGCGTTGCTGATCGCTCACGCTCGGATCGGAACCAAGGGCAAGCTAGTCCTGACCCGAAATCAAACGACAATCAGCGACCAGCTCTCCACCCGGGCAGAAGACCCGGCGTGTCCCTTCCCCGGATGCACCAAGGCCGCAGATCACTCCGGCCCGCACTCTGACAACCTGATCGACTAGACGTGGAGAGGGGAGTCTCCCGGCTCCCCTCTTCGCCCAAAGGGAGGACGACATGATCTGGCCCGACGCTCCGATCCCTGCCGCAATCCACTTCGACGTCTCCGGTCTGCCAGCCCCGCAGGGCTCCAAGAAGGCGTTCGTCAACCCCAGGACGAACCGGGCTGTCGTGGTCGACGTCAATCCCAAGCCCCTCCGCTCCTGGCGACAGGACATCATCGAAGCAGCCAAGGCCGCTCGTGGTGATAGCGCTCCGCTCGACTGCGCCGTTGGTCTCGGCGTGGTCTTCCGGCTTCCACGCCCCCAAAGCCACTACGGCGCCCACGGCATCAAGCCGAACGCCCCGCGCTACGTCTCCGGGCAGCCGGACCTGGACAAGCTCCTGCGAGCCCTCCTGGACGCCGTGACGATCGCAGGTGTCTGGCGTGATGACGGGCGAGTCGCTTCGATCATCGCTCACAAGGTCTACTCGGACCTACCGGGCTGCGAGGTCTGGATACGCGAAATGCGACTGACGGATCATCCGGCGCAGATGGGACTGCTGTAGACAGTTACCTGCGCCTAGGTTACAATCAGGTCATGCTCGCAGTTGGGCTAGACAAAGCGAAAGGACGACGACAGATGCCAGATGCTCAACAGGTACTTCCCGCTCCGCTCCGAGTGGCGTCCGAATACGCCGCGTTGGAGCACGAGGCGATCCAGACGCTGCATAGCTTCCTGCGTTCGGATGTCACCGACCCGGCGGCGCTGAACAAGGCGAAGGTGGCCCAGGCGACTCTCGCCTCGGTCCAGTCCCACAACCGCACCGAAGCCGCTCGGAACAATCTCTCCTTTGAGATGGTCCGGTTGCTTACGAACGATCCGGTCAAGATGGCCGAGTACATCCGTGTCACTCAGCCACAGCACGATCCAATCCAGCAGGTCGTAACGGCTCAGCTGGTCTCCGGAAAGGCGGCCGAGTGATGCCGTACCACGTCAGCGGATCGATCGAGGGCGTTGCGCCGATCCTCTTCAACCGGCCCTACACGGAGCCGTCGAGCACTCAGACCGAAGAGAAGCGCAAGGCGACAGCCGCACGCGAGCGCATCTACCTCGGACCGGACGGGGTATTCATGCCCGCCTGGACGTTCAAGAAGATGCTCTGCGTTGACGGTGCCACCCGCGCCGGCCTCAAGATCAAGCGGACAGGGCTCAGTAAGTTCTTGCTCCCTGGCCTGTTCATGGATGGCGACCCGCGCTTCGGGGTCCAGGAAGCTGACTTCCTGCACGAGGTCTGGGGCCGCGTCCCGCCTCGGACGGGAGCGATGGTCAAGATCTGGCGTCCGGCGCTTGAGACCGGATGGCACCTGGCCTTCGGGTTCCAGGTGTACGACGACCTGATCGATGCGAGTCAGATCCGGGAGGCTCTCGATGTCGCCGGTCTCAAGGTCGGACTGGGAGGATGGCGTCCGGAGTACGGGAGGTTCGTCGTCCGGGAATGGGAAGTGGCTTAGCTAAGCGGGGCCGAGCCGGGCAGGGCTAGGCAAAGCGAGGCCGAGTGAAGCAGAGATTTCCCGAGCACAGTTCGCGGCTAAGCGTGGCTAGCGCAGCAAGGCGAAGTCGGGCGAAGCAGAGATTTCCGCAGTACAGCGTAGCGAAAGCGTAGTTTGGCGGAGCCCAGCAAGGCTGAGCGAAGCAGAGATTTCCAAAGCGCAGCGAAGCCGAGTTTGGCGGAGCCCAGCGAAAGCCTAGCCAAGCCGGGTGAAGCCAAGCCAAGCAAGGCCGGGCAAAGCGATGATTTCCAAAGATCGCGTCGCAAGAGGGTTTGCCGAATGACTCTCCCCTCTCTACAATCCGTCCCATGACCGGGACACGACAGGACGACTCAGGGACAGGCAGGACAGCCGCGCAGCGGGAGACCGAACGGCTCCGCAAGGCCGCCTACCGGGCCCGCAAGCGAGCCGTCATCCCGCCGCCCAATCCCCCAGGGGAACGCCACAACAAGAAAACCCCCGAGCGCATGACTGCCATCCTCACCGCTCTCGTGGGCGGGAACACCCGGCGGGCATCGGCAGGAGCGGCAGACATCGACGAATACACCCTCGCCCGGTGGATCAAAGACGACGAGGCCTTCCGTGACGCCGTACTAAAGGCCGAGTCCGCAGCCGAACAGAAGTACCTCAAAGCGGTTGAGTCGGCGATCGGTACGAGCTGGCAAGCCGCCGCCTGGTGGCTCGAACGTCGCAAGCATCTGGACTTCGGTCGACGCGATCGGGTGGACATGAAGATCGACTCAGACCAGGAGATGGACCGCATCGCCAAGGTGACCGGCAGACCGCGCTCCGTGGTAGAGGCGGAGGTCCAGTCCATCATCGACGCGCACCCGCTATAGAGACGGATGAGGGAAACTACATGACGTCCTGCCACGACCCGGGATGACCGGCGAGCGGGTGTCTCCGAGGGATCAGGGTCTTGCTCGACCGCGTTATCTCGGATTGGCAGCCTGAGCGATCCGTAGGGCTGCCGCTCTTGTAACCTTGCGCGCCGTCCAGCGCGTGCAATATCCTCCGGCGCGTGACCGTCACCATCGACCGGCTCCCACCTGATCAACAGCGAGTCGTCTTTGCGCTGGCTCAGTCCCGACTGAGCCACCTCTCCGAAGCGCCGAAGATCGCCGATCCGTCGTTCATCAACGACCAGCAGCGATCATTCTTTGAGTCGGCCGCGCCCGAGGTCCTCTATTCCGGAGCGTTCCGCGCCGGCAAGAGCCGCATCGGCTGTGAGAAGGCTTACTACCTCGCCCAGACCTACCCGGGCATCCCGATCGGCATCTTCCGCAAGACGGCTGCCTCACTTCCCGCTTCCACTGAACGCACCCTGCTCCTCGACGTGATCCCTCGCCCGGCGATCGCTCGGAGTAACGCGAGTCAGCACTGGTACGAACTCGACAACGGTTCGCGTATCTGGCTCTTCGGACTCGATCCCGATCCCATCACGGGATTGCCCTCTAAGGTCGGCTCGGTCGAGCTCGGCTGGGCCTTCGTGGATGAGGCAGTGGAGATCAACGAAGGCGACTGGAACATGGTCAAGGGTCGCCTATCCTGGCCGGGCATCCCGTATCACCAGATAGCGGCGGCCACAAACCCGGCTGGTCCCGGTCATTGGCTCAAGCGCCGCTTCACCCCACCGACCGAGACGCGCGAGTATCTGCACGCCTCCACCTTTGACAACCCCGCTCTGCCGGCTGACGTCCTAGCGGAAGCTGCAGCTTCACCGGATGACTACTATCACCGCCGTTATCACCTCGGGCAGTGGGTCGGCGCCGAGGGCATGATCTGGACGCTCCCCGACAGTCAGATGCGTGATGAGCCCGGTCCTTTCAAGGCGATCTGCGGCGCGATCGACTGGGGCTTCGTCCACGCCTTCGCCGCGGAGGTCATCGGCCAGACCGGATCGGGTCGGTTGGCAGTGGTGGACGAGATGTACGAGCGGGGTAGGACGCTGGACGAAGTGATCCCGCGACTGCTCGAACTTCAGCAGCTCCATCACATCCGGGTGTGGTTCGCGGACCCATCGGAACCGGCCTACATCACCGCCTGCCGCCGGGCCGGTCTCGATGTGGTGCCGGCAGAGAACGAAGTCGGTCCAGGCATCCAGGCTGTCACCCGCGCCATAGCCGCCGGCATGACGGTCTCACCACGCTGCGTCGGGCTCCTGGGCGAGATGCCCGGCTATGCATGGGCCAAGCAACGCGATGGCAACTTCCAAGAGCGCCCGATCAAGTTCAACGACGACGCCTGCGATGCCCTCCGCTATGGCGTCATGGCCTTTGAACCCGCTCAGGTCGAGTCGGATCGTGTGGTGGTCTATGACGAGCGGGTCGAGATCAGTCCGTACTAGGAGAACGCCGTGGAAACATCGCTGTTCGTGAAAGCTGGACCCTGGCACCGCATCACCGGCGCGAGCGAGGACGGCAAGGCCATCACCGGCTGCGGTCGGAACGTCTATCCCTCTCCGATGTGCAGTTCCATCGACACGGTAGAGGCTGGCAACGGCTGCCCGGAGTGCTTGCCGGAGAAAGCGAGCGCGAAGGAAGTCGAACGGCTCGTGACGATCCGGGAGCAGGCGAAGGTCTACGTCCAGACCAACCTGCCGGCTGAGGAACTGGCCGCGAAGGTAACGGCCGCAGTCCACGCCGGGATCGTCCACGCCGGCGAGAAGATCGTCCCCGCGAAGACCAAGCGCACCCGGAAGGCATAACCGATGCCCCGCCTGCCGTTCCGCCGCTCGGCTCCCGTCACGGACACCCGCATGGTTCCGGTAGAGGAGATGTCGCGCACCGTCCAGCGGATCACGGATCAGGCAGACGCCACGGTTGAACTGCTACAGGAGCGGTTCGCCGAGTTGGAGCTGGCGCTAGAAGATACTGGGTGGATGCGCCAGTCCCTCGCCGGCAGTCGAGAGTTCAGCCGCGACGGACTCACGAAGCTCATCCGCATCGCCCGTCTCGCCTACCTCAAGAACCCCCTGATCCACAACGGCGTAGAGGTACAGGCCAACTACGTCTGGGGTCAGGGAGTCTCGATAACCGCCAAGGCGGCGCCGGTCAACGACGTCATTCAGGCGTTCCTCGATGATCACAAGAATGCCCAGGAGATGACCGGCCACGCCGCGCGACTCAACAAGGAACGCCAGCTAATGGTCGAGTCGAACCTGTTCTTCGTGCTCTTCACCGATCAGTCCACGGGCTACGTCCGGGTTCGATCGATCAACGTGGACGAGATCACAGACATCGTCAAGAACCCCAATGACGCGAATGACAACTGGTACTACCGCCGATCCTGGACGATCAAAGACGTAGACCCTGAAGTCGGGTTCGTCGCTACCAGGACGGAGCAGGCGTACTACCCGGATTGGAAGTTCGAGCCGAACCCCAAGCCGGACAAGTACGAGGGTCTGCCGGTCAACTGGGATAGCCCGATCTACCACCTGCGCACCGGAGGTCTCGCGGACATGACTTTCGGCGTGCCGGAGATCTACTCGGCGATGGACTGGGCGCGGGCAGTCAAAGAGGACCTGGAAGACTACGCCACCATTCACCGGGCGCTCTCACGCTTTGCCCTGACGCTGAATGTCAAGGGCGGGCAGGCTGCGGTAGCCGCAGCGAAGACGAAGCTCGGCACGACGCTCGTCATGGACGGTTCACAGATGGAGACCAACCCGCCGCCGGTCACAGGTTCGACCTTCATCGGGACCGACGGCGCGGATCTGGCGGTCATCAACAAGACCGGCGCGACTACCTCACCGGATGAGGGACGCAGGTTGTGGCTGATGGCCGGTGCCGGCATGGGCCTCCCGGAGACGATGCTCTCCGGAGACGTCTCGACAGGCAACCTCGCCACCGCTAAGTCCCTCGACCGCCCCACGGAGCTGAAGATGCGCAACCGTCAGACGCTCTGGGCGGACGTCTACACCGACATCCTGAATTACGTCGTGGACCAGGCCGCGATCCGAGTCAATGGTCCGCTCGATGGACACCTGGAAGTCGATCCGTACTCCGGCGATACGAAGGTCGTCCTGAACCCCGATACCGACGGGCAGCCGATGGACCGCGGCATCGACATCAACTTCCCCTCGGTGCTCGAACACGATCCCGCGGTGCGGGTCCAGGCCATCGTGGACGCCGCGACTTTGGGGAACACGATGGGCACCGTCGCGGGAACGATCGATCCCAAGACGCTCTCCCGACTGCTGCTCTCCGCGCTGGGAGTGGACGACATCGATGAGAAGATCGATGAGCTGTTCCCGGACAACATGGTCATCGACCAGGCCGGCAACCCTGTCCCACCCCCTGTACCGGCGGAGCCCGGCCTGACTGAAGCCACCCGCGAACTGAAGGAAGCGATCAAGCGCATGACGCGCGGGGTGGCAGCATGATGGCTTTCCTGACGACGACGCCCGCCTACTGGGAGGAGGCCGCACGCGCCGCTGTGACGGCCCTAGAGGCGTTCTCCCGCGCCGAGACGTTAGACGCTAAGGAGAAGTCCACCCGCCCCGTAGAGCGCGTCCTAGCGCGTGCCATCCGTTGTGCGTTCACCTCTCAACGCAAGGCGTTCCTGACTCATCTGTCTCTGACGGGTGCGATCGCTCCCACAACCGAGGCCAACGTTCAGCGCCGGATGCGCGAAGCAGTTGCTCGATGGGACCCGGCCTTCGATGCCGCTATCGCCGCGACAGAGGATGACTTCACCGAACCGATGCAGGCCGCCCTAGAAGCTGCCATGACTGCCGGTGGCACCTGGCAGACGATGGGCCTCGGGATCGCCTCGGACTTCAACCTCTCCAACCCGCGAGCACTGGCATGGATCTCCGGTCGCGCAGCGGATCAGGTCGCCAACATCAACGAGACCACCCGGGCCGCCCTTTCGAAGATCATCACCAACGGACTCTCGAAAGGCGACTCGTACGGCAAGATCGCCGCGGCTATCCGGCAGACGTACGACGTCTGGGAAGTAGGGGCCAACCCGCCTATCCCGTCTTTCATTGCCGACCGAGCCGAGCTGATCGCCACTACCGAAGTCGGGCAGG